CCTTGTCCGGAAGAGGATGACCACTGATCTGCCGATTCTACAGAAGTGCCTTCTCCCCATTCATTGAAAGTCGTGACCAGTTTTAGGTCGGCACTTGAACAGTTCATATCTGTAACATTTGAATGCCAACGAGCAGTATCTCTACCAAGCAGTGGAGTGCCGGAATCGTACTTCCAGAATCCTGGACTTATAGAGAACGAATGTGATCCTTGTGAATCCTCAGCTACAGCAGGACCATACTGGTGCCAATTATTAGGTTGGTTAGCACAAGTACCATATCCACTGAACACCTTTAATACGATATAGAATTGACGGTTAGCCGCTGCATTAGCTGCTGCCCATCTGTCTGCCATTGTGCATCCATCACCTGAATCAGCAAAGGCAAATATTACAGGCTTTCCACCAATAAACATATAATTAGAATCGCTTGCGTAATTTAAGCTTATGTAGTTTAGATCAGAAGTAATTTGCGCGCTAGTAGGATTTGGCGATCCAGATTCACTAGCAATTGTATTACCTTCGGCCTCGTAATACGGAGCAATCTTAACTGAAGTTCCATGTGAGGCATTAAGAAGATTCTGTAATCTTAAATCCTCTTTACTACCCTGTCCCCACCATGACGACAATGCAAAGTTAAAATGGCCATAGTTCATGCCAGCTATCTGCTGACTAAACACACTAGTAGATGTATAAAATCCTAGAGTAGGATTGTAGTGTGTGCCTGGATTAAAGCTACCCTGAGTCCACGCTTCTGGATACCAAGGATAAATAAATGTTCCACGAGCAGGTAAGGCTGTGTCTGTAGGAGGGGCGCCAACTGTTTGAGTAACAGTTGCAGTTGCTGTAACAGTTGTAGTTGCAGTATTAGTTACTGTGTTTGTTGGAACATCAAGAGCACCAGTACAGTGCGCTCCAACGTCAATTGTATAATTACCACTTGCATCTATTGTAGGACTAGCACTACTAGTGCAAACAGGAGGACTGCTAGTCGTTGCCGAATTTGCAGCAATAGCAACAGAACCTGCAACCAACGTGGAAATTCCAATTCCAATACCTATAATAGATAAACGTCTATTACGCATAGCTATACCAACTTAAGTATGCCAACAATACGGACAGGAATGTCCGTACCAGTAAGTCTTAGCCAAACAGTATATGTTCCAGCCGCAAGTGCGGGCGGTTTTACTTGGGCACGATAAACAATAGTGCTAGTGCTAGCATCTACGTCCCAAACTCCGGCAGTCCAAGTAGTAGGTTCCCCACCAGTCGTATAGTCTACGAATGCCATTTCTACAGTCATGCTCGTTGGAACGAAAACTGCGCCATTGACTTCTGCGGCAACTGGCACACGTATGGGCTCGCTAGAAAGTCTAGGGCGCTCTATAGTCTTAAGGCTCATATGTCATCAACTCCAATCTTGGATTCCATAGGCTTAAGCTTCCACTTAGGCTCTATATTTGTTACTGTCCATTCAGAACTATTACTGCCTATGTCCCATTTCATTTCAACGTTTGCTACGATCCATATAGGCTCTAAATCTCCAGCAACATAAGATGGGAACTGGACATTGACAACTATAGAAATATTGCCAACACTTTGTTGTGAAACTATACCAAAGGCAGCAATAGTTTGTGTAAGTAGAACTGCTACGTTACCAACTACCCCACCAGATGGAATTCCAAATGCATTTACTGTTACGCTGCCCGTAGTAACAGATACATTTCCAACACGTTCGCTAGAACTAATTCCAGTTGGGCTAACAATACTAGCACCGACTGTTACAGAAACATTTCCAATACTCTCTGCTGAACGTATACCAAATCCAGTAACCGTAACACTTCCGGGAGTTACAGTTGCATTACCTATGCTTTCGCTACTTGGAATTCCAAACGGATTAATACTTGGAGCAGTTACAGAAATAGTAACGTTACCAACGCTCTCACTGTCTAAGATTCCAAACGGTGAGAGAGTCTGAGCCACGCCAGCCGTGCCCACTGACTCGGCGGAAGCGATGCCTACAGCATTGACAGTGACCGATCCTGGCGTCGCTACGGCATCGCCTACCGTGCCCGCAGAAGGGATGCCAAAAACGTTGATAGATTGCGCTAATTGAACAGTTACATTTCCTATAGTCTCAGAACTTTGAATACCAAATGCATTTGTAGTAACTGCGCCCGGAGTTACTGTGGAGTTTCCAACAGTTTCAGAACTGCGTATCCCAACAGGAGATACAGTTAGTGAAGTAGTTACATTGCCAACAGATTCTGTATCTACAATACCAAATGCGTTGACAGTTACACTAGATGTAACTCCTATGTTTCCGACAGATTCTTGGTCTTGAATACCGAATGGAGATACTGTAACAGCACCTGGCGTTACTGTACTATTTCCTACCGATTCGCTAGATACAATTCCAACTGGATTTATAGTTATAGCCGCAGCAGTAACATTAACGTTACCGACTGTTTCGGTGGAGATTATTCCTGTGGGACTTACTGTTACTGCTCCAGGCGTAACAGATGCATTGCCTACAGATTCAAGGCTGCGTATGCCTACAGGATTTATGGCAGTAATAACTGTAGTCGAAATATTTCCGACTGATTCGATATCCTGTATACCAAATGCAGAAATAGTAACAGAACTGGTTACAGCTACATTACCAACAGTCTCGCCGGATTGTATACCGGCCGGACTTATAGTCACAGAGCCAGGAGCTACTGCAACATTCCCTACGGATTCACTATCTTGTATTCCAAAGCAAGAAACGTTTTGATCCGGAATAGTTATGGCACCGGCATCAGTAGTCCCTATTAAAAATGGTACAAATTTACTTCGTCTAGATGGCTGTATACCAGGAGTAACTACTCGTGTTGGTATAACTAAATCGGATGGAGCAGGAATTACCTTATTAAATACTGCGATACAAGATGAGACCTGATCCGCAGTTGGAACATAAGTCATCGTAGTTGTTGCAGATGACCCAATAGCTAAGCCGTTTCTTAATGCAATAAATAACCCAGCTCTACCTCCAGATCCCACCTCCTGTATCTCATTAAAATCATTAGAATAGCTTGGCTTACCGACTACAGACTGAAATGAGTCAATACCAAAAAATGCTAAAGCTCCACCAAATGCTTTTGTAGCGCCAGTTGTTCCAGTAGGAATAGTAGCAATTGTAGTTTCATTTGTTGGTATAGATGCTTGGCCAAGAATTTGCCATACACCATTATCTGGATTATCCGCAGAAGTAAATTCTGCAATCCACATTGAGTCACCGGCCGCATCTGTACCGACCTCATGTGTAATTGTTAAAGTAGTTTCGGTGCCGTTGGCTATCTTCCAGCCAACCCACATAGTTACAGATGAAGAAGCAAAATTAAATATGGATTGGAATCCGTCAGGTATAGATCGAATCAGGTCTAATTTATCACAGGCAATTGCGGCCCATAAAATGTTTCCAGACTTGACAGGTGTAGCAAAAGTGGCGCTGTTTGTTGTGAATGGGGTTGAGTTTGTTGAGGTAGTAGATTGCACTAATATTAATGGGGGCGTTACTGTAGACTGCAGAAACGTAAATCTCTGCAGTCTAGGAGCAACTTTAGGGCCAAGCAAATTTCCAGGCATGTATTAGATACCTGACATGAGCGATTCTACTTTATACTGATGCAAAGTCATTGCAGTTGTAGCAGTAGCTACAGAGAACTTAGCCTGCAAATCAATTTTCTGAGAAGCAGTTGGATCAAACGTAGGAGACACGGCCGGTGCGGATGCCGGAATAAATAAAGTACCAGAACTTCCGGCACTTGGTAATGGAGATCCCACTACAGCTTCAGATGACCATTGTCCTTGGCACATTAATGTCGCAGTCGCAGCCGTACCAGTAAATGACATAGTTCGCACCGTCATTAGGATTTCAAGCCACCAGGCGACATCAGTCTTGGCGACCACATTCAAGTTCATTGCTGCTGCACCATTATTGTAAACGGCTGTGGCCCCAAATAACACCTGATATAGAACTGTACCTGGGGTTGTGACAACACAGGAGATCCGGCCCTGCGCGGTGATTTTTAGCATCTGCCCAACGTATTTGAAGTAGTTCGCTGGCAGAGTGTACTGTGCCTGTGCAGGCAAAATAGATGCTTGGGTAACTGTGTTCAAAAGTTGTGGCCCATCTAACTGAGCCGATACAAGTGTTTCCTGCCAACCTGACATATTTATCCTCCTATAGCTTGAAGATTCCACGGCCAGCAGTGTTGTCATAAGCGACACTGGTCATAATAAAGCCTTTCTATCCCTTGATTCCTGCGTTCTTCGAGCACAGCATTTTTTACAACGCCGTTTCATATACCCATGTTCAAAGTACATGGTTAGATTATATGATCCATTAGAAATGTCGTGCCCATAACTGCAAGTTGTAGACGTGCCCTTAGTGGGGCCAGATTCTTTATACGCAGACAATACAGTTAGAGCTTTTTCAAGCCTACGATATCCTAGCCAAGGAACTAAAAGCTTCAATAATCCGGCTGCATCATCTCTTTTGGTAACGGACCATTTCCATTTTTCTAGATTTTGTCCTTCTCTTGGAGGAATTGGGCCGGTTATGTTTCCTACTTCTGACCATTCCAAAAGACGCATTATTATATCTTCATCCGTCATAACCACTTGAATTACGGGTCGTCCATTTCTTACTCCAATATACCCTTCGCCTTCAATAATTCCCGCTATCCAAGCTACACGAGATTCATTATTTTCGTCGATCATAACTTAAAGATTCCTCTACCTGCTGTATTGTCATAGGCCACTACTATGTTACCGCCATTTGGAGTTACTGGAAGTCCAGAACCAGTAGCAGGAGCTAAAGCACGGCCACCAGATGTTACGGTAGTAGACAATACTGTTAGAACGCGATCTCCGACGTTGGCAACTGCATTCAAAGTAGCAGATTGTGCAGCACCTGCTCCAGAAAACACTAGAACAGTACCGTTTGGTATAGCAGCAGTCAATGGTTCTACAACTAAAGAGGTACCCGCACTCAGTGTTGCATCTGCAGTGACTATATGTTTACCAGTAATAAGACAAACCATACGACTTGTTGAGTTAGTACCAGTATCCCTGAAAATTGCAATAGCTTCCACAGAGGCGCCAGAAACCGCAGTAAATGTAGTATCAGCAGCATCAGCTACCCCAGCTACGTCTGTTGCAGACGTAAGAGTTACTTTTGCCCCAACAATACCTGCTACAAAATCGTCCCAGTTATCGCCAGATGCAGATGGTCCATAGTTAACAGCATAACCTGTAGCACCGCCAACACCATTACCAGTCGAGTTGGCAGCAGATACAGGATTCGTAAGTTCGAATGTGTTAGCTGCCTGGTTTGCAATTTTCCAAAATCCGTTAGCTGCAGTATTAGTAGTATGCCCATCAATAAAGACTAAATCGCCATTCGTGAATCCATGGGCAGTTGCAGTAACTACAATTGGAGTAGCATTTGTGCTAGATACAATCTGCTTAACGCCAACACTAGAAGTGTTAAGATCAAGAAGAGCTGCAGCAAAGTTGCTAGCTCCGGTCCAGCTTGCAATAGTGCCATCTAAGAACCCTTCACGGCCCTTTTCAAACATTGCATTGACCATTATATTTCCTTCCTTTACTTGGAGCCACCACTTGTTCCGGAATTATCCGTACCAGCATTCTTTTTCATTTTACCGCTAGGAGGAGGGCCTTGTCTTGGCAATCCCACTTGAGCACCACGTTGTTTCTTACCTCCCCCACCACCTGCCGTAGCCTGTCCTGGCTGAATAGGAGCCCCTGGCGTATTAGGTCCGGTACCAACAGGAGGAGTTTCACTAGGAACAGCCTTCTGCTCGCTCCTATTAAGCGGAGTAGCAGCAAGACGACGAGTTTTCTTATCTATTAGCGGAAGATCCATTTCTTCCCTGAGCATTTCTTCCAGCGGATCGTCAGGTACGAGAGCGCCAGCCCCAATAAGGTTACGAATAGCAAATGATAGCGTGCGCCAGTCGGCCTGTTCACCTATTCTCCTAGCCTTTAGCTTGGGATAACCAACCCGACTGAAGTTCGCATCTATCATCTTGGGAATAAGATACGTTATGAAAGTTTCACAGACTATATCTGCAACAAATCGCGTCGCTTTGAGGAACATAGTCTGATCTTCTTCTGTGGTGGTCGAATCGACTCCCATAAACCCAAGAAGAATGTTTTCACGAATAGCTTGCTTGTGCTCCTTAATAGATTCCAAGCAATTTACTGGCTGACCTTCAATCTTAGCAAATAATATTTCCCAATTCGGAGGTAGAACTACATGCGCCCTTTCATTGGTTCGTAGATTTCTACCCAAATTCTCGGCAACGTTTTTATCATCATTGCTAAACCCTGGCGGAAGTTTGATAATAGGTACACCGATACCATGCCGTTCTTTCTGTATGGCATCAATTTTGTATAGCTGCTCCATGTAGTACCAGTGCTTGTATGCACTTCGTAAAACTGAAATTCCTTCAATATCCCCAGCTTCACGATCAAACGTAAAGACTACAAGCTTAGAAATAGGTATATCTACAGGCTTACTAACCGGATCAGCAGGAAGCATTGTAACGCCAGCAGGTCCGCCATTAGCATCATAATGCCAAGTCCACACGTCCATAGGATGACGTGGTGCTAGCTTCTTAACCCAAAGTCTTGGTTGCCCGTCTACTATCTTCTCTTCCCAAACTATTTCGAACATGTAATAGCCAAATTCACACATAAGCAAGGACTCAATAAGAAGTTGAGGCCAAGTTATGGACATTTCCTGCAAGTTTTTCCATATGTATTTGGCAGCATTTACATCTGCTACCTTTGTATTATCTGCAGGCTCCATAAACCAACGGGCAGCAAGAACTGGAGTTTTAAGAGAGCGTAGAGTCCCTCTTACTGTTCCATCAGATTTCCGCATCTTGTCATATGCTTTTAGACCCAAAATACCGACAAGATCGCGATTGTATTCTCTACGTGTAAAAGATGTAAATGGGCTTACAGATGATGATCCAATTTCTCCAATGCTAACATCTGTATAGTCTACAAACTTCTTACTCTCTTCTTTAAGCAGGTTACCTTGCTCATCTACCTTAAGTTCAAAAGTTGGAACAGCAAATGGATCACTAGCTTTTCTGGTCTGATACTCTTCCCAAGTTTCACTAGGACGTGGCAAACTTGTTGCATAGGGAGTTGGATCGTATGCCTTATCTCCACGTTCTGCCACAATAACAAATGGGTCACCAGAGTTGGCAACTACTTCTACCAAGTCATACTTAGTTAGAACTTGGCCTAAAGTATAATCTGTACTTGCAGAATGCCCATTAGACATAGTCTTATGACCATTACTAGCAACTGGAGGACGTATTGGCTTTCTATTTCTCTTACTCTTACCCATTAGAATTCCCCACCTTGGGTGAAGTAGCCACCATAATCTCCATTTGGTACTCCCATAACAAGGTCGCTACTATAAGATTGTGCAGGTGCCGTATTCAAATCCATCACATCGGTAAGGTGATAAGTCGCACCAAGCTTGTAGATATGAACGAGCCCGTATCTAATGGCATCCATAGCGTGATCGTCGTGCTTGGCTCCGATTTCTTGGACGTTCTTGCCATTGACTGAGTTTGGCGATTTATAATTATTGAATTCCTTGATGGTATTGGCACATGAGAAATCCACGAAAAAGGCTGGGAAATAAACTGGCCCGCCGTATTCATCTTCCTTTTCCTCACGGTTCATAAAGGATCTTACTAAATCTATGCCCTCACGCCAGTTGACTTTCGCTTCTGGTAATGCGTAGCACGATACAAGCTTTTCCGAGACCGTTGCTGCCGCTTCTGGATCGGCTGCGTCTCCAAAGGCAAGGTCAAGGTGGTATCCTCTTGGTTGTTCTCTCGCTTTGAGTTGTTCACAATGATCCTCCACACGAGTAAAGCTCTTATAGTGCTCTCTCCACACATAGATACGATCATCAGGACTAATTTGGAACTCAATAGCCGCTAAAGGATTTGTATATCCCCAGTCAAATGCAATGTAATTTGGCCACTCAGGATGGAATGGAACATGTCTAACATGAGTTGAAACATCCCACTCTGGATAAATCTTACCAACAAAGCTACCGAAATCCGCTCCAATTTCCTGAGCAAAAGCCTCTGGAGACATGGTCTTGCGCAACAACTTTATTTCTGGGTCATCTTCCCCGTTAGGATAAACATTATGGTTATCCCAAGAGGGAAAACGCCAACTCTCATAGTCAGGAAATTCTGGGTTTTGCCCAAACATCCAAAGCTCATACAACCAGTTATAGCCCTCTGGAGTAGTTGGAAAGTCCGCTCCTCCACGTTTATCCGCTAAAGCTGGCCTAATGAACCGCTCCCAAGTATCCTTTTGGTGCTTAGCAGCCTCACTCATTATAACGTGGTCTAATGCATCACCAACCAAATTCTCTGGGTGATCGGCAGACTTACATTCGACCTTAGTCCCCCAAGGAAACTCAATAAACATATTTCCCTGTTTCGGAGAGTAAGCTTTCTTAATCCGCTTGTCACGTCCAAGCTTCTGATTAATAATAAGGTCCTGCCAAATTACACGGAATTCTTTCTCAGCCAAAGAATAGACTGGTCCAACTATCCAAAATAGCTTATTAGGCAGAAAAAGCTTAGGCTCTAAGTCCTTACCGGCCATTGTGGACTTTCCATAACGTCGTCCACAATTGGCCAACCTAAATCTAGCTCCAGATTGGTGAAACTCAATTTGCCCAGAATGAGGCTCATACCCAATCTTCTTGAAAAAAGCAGATTTAGAAATGGCCTGTCCGCCTGTTGGATCAGTCATAGCACAATCTTTCTGTAACTATAAACCGGCCCCCGCACTTGACAAGGGCTCCACAGGGAGGCCATTTTCGGTATTCCAATCTTAGGGGCAATGACGAGGCGCGAAAATCTCGTGCAACTTCGCTTCAAATATTTTAGTCCTAGCCTTTTCCGCAGGAGTTGAATTAGTATTAGGACTAAGACTTATTACAAATTCCCACAATTTTATCTGGTCGGATCTCGTATCATTTCCGTTGTGACAAGAGACTTTTTGGTTGTGGTGCAATTCAGAAACAAGCTGCTGTGTCCTAACAAACCCAGGAATTACTACTATTAAAAATATAATCAATGCTAGAGCAAATGGGTGCTCATGCGCCACGCGATGCATTCTTGGCAAATGCGTATATGGGCTCATCCCTTTAACTCCATTACAAGAACGAAAGTAACAGCTACTAAGCACAATATAACATAAACCGCTGTGATTGGGTACCGGCTCATCAAATCGGCTATGCGGTTATAACGGTTCACAAGTGAGTCTCCTCTTCAATTTCCTTTCTATTGCGCCTAGCCTCGTCTGCACGCAATACAACGGGTGAAAGCAACAATGAAGTTAGTGCTGTTAAAACTGCGGGTCGTGCCCCACCAAAAATTATTTCGTAAGCAAGTAAACCTATTGCTGCTACTGTTATAAGACCATCACGGGTTAAACGTAAGCCCCTCACTACCCGCTCCTTGCTGGTCATTACTCCTATCAGCTACCCACACGTAAACTAGTACCAGCCCATACAAATTCGTCTACTGGCCTATGCTTGCTACAATGGGCACAATACGTAGCCCCATAAAAATTCGGGTTAATAGCGTATGTTTCTGCTATTGTTTTACCCATAGTTGTCAGTCTACCGCACGCACCATCCTTAAGGTTCTCCGCAGTGCCACCAACTCCTACATGCACGTACGACGTTCTTAATGGCCTAACAAACCCTTTAGCTCTTTCATTCTCACTCAAAACTAAATAAACTTCGTTCTGTGGTACAGGCTCGTCATTTGGGCCATGCCCAAGTCTCAGGTCATTCGGGTCTGTAGTTAGCCCCATCAGTATCTACCATACTCTTTCATAGGCTTGTTCCCAAACATCGGAGTATCCACGATACCGCCACCAACTAGTGTTACTATAAAAGGCTCAGTAGCAATCCATTTCGTAAGGTAGGGCTTCTCAGTTACACCCTTATCTCCGGCCTCAAATTTTGCAAGTATTTCTTCTGGGCTCTCATCGTCTTCGTAAAAATCCATCAATACACCTGCCAAGTATTAGCCTTAGTGGCTGAGTGGTTAAAAGGCTCTCTGAGAATTCCGGTTGTAGCGTCTCCTACAGTTCCGCCGCCGTGCCCAAGCCTTAAAATAACTCCGCCGTTAACACTACCAATAGCGGTAATGGTGGCTGCGCGCGCTCTAGTTGGAGTACTAGTATCAAAGTACGTTACGTGTTTATTAACCTTCAACGTCAATGGCCTGGCCATTAGTTTATCTCATCAATACGCTGTCGCTGCAAAGTAATTTTTCGGTGCATGCGCTTACCACAAATCTTATCAAGCGTTTTTCTATCTGTTACAGCGTAGCAATAGATAAGCTCGCCAACTTCTAATGGAGCTAACTGCTTAATATGCCCATCAGGGCACGCCCAAATAGAGTACTCGTACACTTCAAGGTAATTAGGGTATAGTGTAGGCATAATCGTTTACCTAAAACACCGTGTAATACGCGTTTGTAGAATGCGTCGTAGTAGCAACTGGCACGTTATCTACAATCCAGTTGTTCCCACCAATTCTAAGCTTGAGCCCAAGCGTCCCAGCAACATATGCGCCAGCAGGAGTAATAGCTCCAGTATCCACAAAACTGTTCGTGGCTGTGGTAGCCATAAACAAAGGAGCACCAGTCGCACGTCCATAAACGCGGTATGCAGTAGCCCCTGCCTTAGCAGTCCAGTTAAGAGTAACTGTGCTAGTTGCCCCAGTGGTAATCTGACTTACTTCCGTCGGAAGTGCAGTCTCTGTGTTATTAATAATGGCACTAACATTGTAAAAGTAAGTGCCAGCTGCCAATGTACCGCCTGTCGTGCTTGTACTTGGAGCAAGACCGGCTATAGCTGTACCAATAACTCCTGCCCCCAAAACGGTGGCATTGTGGTGCCTACCAGTAATAGAATTGTACCTAACATTAAGTATGCCATCCGTGCTTTTTGGTCCGCTGGCTACAACTAGTGCTCTCTTATCTTTAAACCCCATATCATTTACCTCCCTAGGTTACTTAGCCTTACTAGTACCCTTGTTTACGGGTACGCCACTTGCCTTAGAGTTAGTTCTACTAACTGCCTTAGTTCCAGTTGCCTTAACCCTAGGGTTAGTAACAACAGATGTGCCCTTACCGCCAGTAGTATTTTTACCGGCAGTTGCCTTCTTACCCTTAACTGGAGCAGACTTAGCATTACCAATCCTCCCAGATTTAACCATCTTAGCCGGTGGCTTGCCCATGCCCATATCACCAGTACCCATGCTCATTTCTGCTACTTTCCTTTCCGGGTCGGTTTCTTTTTCGCCTTGCTTGCCTTACTCATAGCAATTGCAACTGCTTGTTTCTGTGGCCTACCGGCTACCATTTCCGTCTTAATATTCTGGCTAATTACTTTTTGACTAGTCCCCTTTTTAAGTGGCATTATACATCACTTCTTACTTGTCTTCTTGGCAGCTACTTTTTTAAGGTTAGGGTTCTTCTTCTTAGCAGCAGGACTGGCCTTACGGCTTGCATTGGCTACAATAGCCGCGGCCTGCTCAGGTGTATATTTCCCTTTAGCTGCCACCGATTTGGCAGCCGCCTTAAACCCCATACCCTTCTTGGCTGCTAACGCTTTCTGTCCCCTAGTCGCCATCTTTGACTCCAATACGCTCTACGTTGCACGGACCACTGTGTGCATAGTGCAACCTGCAATAAGAATTAGAGCACGGTCCTTTTAATTCCAGTAGTTCAGCTTCCCGGTCATAGAGCATGCTCTGTAATTGCTTAACTCTACGCTTAACAACATCCAAATCTGCAATGCTAATATGTACGGTTGCTTCGCTACTCGGCATCTCTTAACACATCCTTCTTCAATTCCCAGAGCGCCAATTGAACAAGTCCTATAGACAATGGCAAACTAGTATCTGGTCCTATACTATAATCGTGCGCTTGGGCCAGTTCTCCATTATCGTTAAATCTACTTGTGCCTATACATAAAACCCAACCAGTAACTACACCTTTGCGTTCTAAATTTTCGGCCGCGTACTTACGCACAGCTTCGTCTAGCTTAGTTCTGTTCTCTTCATAAATACCATCTGGGTCATCAATATGTCCATGATTTACTTCCATACAAACCCCCACAGAGGTTGGGTTGCGCTAAATCGTGGTCTGACTAGTCCGAACTCCTGGCGCTAAGTGCAAAGGGTCTATTGGCTTAGCACCGCTGGTCTTAATCTTCTTTGTAGGCTTAGTGCCCTTTTTGGGTGTAGATTTTACTACTCTCTTGCCAGCCTTTTTCTTGGGGGCCATTAATACCACCTGCGGTCTAGTAGTAGAGCAACGAAACCTATAACTAATAAAATTAGACCAATAAACTGTAGGAGGCCAAGGCTAAGTATTAACCCTAAGATCAATAAAACTACACCTAGGACTATCACTTGGCTTGGCCCCCTACTTGTTTATCCGATCAATGTCGCTCATTACAGACTCGATAAGCTCCCGTATCGGAGAACTCTCTTCGGCCACCGGAGCCTCGCCAATACGACCAAGAGTCCTATCAAGCAGATATTTACCGGCATCAAGGCGGATTCGCTCGCTCTGACTATAGATAGCAAGATGAATCATAGACTGAGCTACTAGTGGAGCATTCTCTTCAACGAGTCTAGTCGCAGTCTTTTTGTTGGTCTCATTGCGATGGACACTGCGTTCCATAACCATAGATTCAAGGGCTTCATCTGGAATCCACTCCCTACCAGAGCCCATAGAAGTGTTGTCGCTATCAGACATTTGATTCACCTCCTTTCTTAATAAAATAAAAGTGTTTCCCTCCGCATTTCCTATTACTAGTGTAGCGCTATTTCATCCCTTGAAGTGTGCATTCTTATATAATGTTAATATTGAGACTTTTTAGTAATTCTTAAACGGAACAAACTTTTATTGTCAAATTTAGAAATGGATAAGAAAGGATTGTTTTGGATAGGCATAAAGATATGTCAGTGATAAAACCAAAACACTTTCACCCAATATTTTCAATATGCCAAACCACTTTTGGCTCACATTTTCAGGATGGTCTACCCTACTTGTTGATCTTGCGAAGTTGATCAAGAATATAGTTAACAAATCAGACAAAAGCTATCATCACAATTGCGACATTAATCAATAATTGGACACGACAAAAGCCGCGGAGTATCATAAACCTAGACAAAAAATCGGGACAAACTAGGACAGTGCTAATCTTATCCCAGATCGAAAAGAGGAAAACCACCACTAGCGCTAGCTATGCCTAGGCTCTCCTGCCTAAAAGCTAGAACTAGAGAAAACAAAGTGTGGCTATGCGCTGCACCCTATACAGACAGTGTCCCGCATACGGACTTGCCTGACTCTGACATACCTAGCGGCCTATGGCCTACCGCAGAGTCTCAGACGTCAAGACGTAACCGGGTAGCGCGCGGTAGCGCAGTCATTGTCTGTATAGCGTGGAGTACATAGCTCCAGAGAGGCAGTAGTGCCATGCATAGCAACGATGTGTTGCTTGCAGTGTTGGCACAAAACGGATGGGATGCGGCTATAGCCCTAGCCCAAGAGGACGTTGACATACGCTCCCCTAGGTCACTGGGTAAGGCCCACTCCGCAAGACAAGCGCCACGTAGTCACAATGGCGCATTGATGGTAAACGCTGTAGGCGGCGTCAACAGCAAGAGCAATTGGCGTAGTGCCACTCTTGACCCGAGATCATGCCGCGCTATCTACGGCTCTACCGACAGTGCATCAGAGGACCACGCGAACAGTGTGCTATGCCGAGCGCTTGACGTAGTGAAGTCCGTAAAACTCCACACTGCAAGGCATTATGATGGGCCGGAGTATGGTCCAAACGTGTACCGCTACGCGCCCAGCAATGGGCCGATAACGGAGAGCACAGAGTCCAGTGTCCCTACTAGTGCCGACAGTGCGCCGTCCGATGGTGTGCCGTCAAAGGCAGACATTGCCTACCTCCTAAAGCGCGCTACGGCGCGTAAAATGACTTTGGTCGAGTACTGTGCCCTAATCGGCATTCCGCTCGGCTAAAGGCGCCACAGGGTCGCATGATGCGGCACGCTATTCGCCGCTGCTACAGGTCAGAATCGCTCTTAAACGCGAGCATTACTGTAATGGCCTGCGTCAATGCCACCGCATCATGTCCTATGGTTCCGAATGGGCCGCTATGATAAGTGGCTCCGCCGTATCCTACATCGTGAGCACTAACGCTCTGTTGCGCTATGGTAGCCGGTGTGAGGTATCCCGTCATAGGGAGGTACGGTGCTAGGCAGGCCATTCCGCCCTGCCAATAAGTGAATAGGCGTCGCTATGACTGCCGTTCCGCAGATGGAACGCGCCAGTGACAGCACAAATGAGGGTTACTGTTGGACGTGCGGTTTCTATCGTCTGACGCTAGTCAACGCTCTGTGCCGTGACTGCCGTGGCCGTCCCAAAGGTGTCCGGCAAGGCAACTACGAAACTCAAAGGTTGGAACTTTGGGTCTAGTGCGCTGTTGAAAGGACAGTAGATAGAACATTGGCCAGGATACGGGCTATCCTGGCCTTTGTTGTGTCTATATGGCACAGGAAGGATGTGAACTAAACAATGACTAAGTTTGTGATGCCAACCGTCAGCTTTGTGGACGACTATGAGCCGACCACATCGCTCGGGCGTACGGCTGAGCCAAACCCGTTTGACGACACCGTCAAGGCGCTTGCCCTGTCATTTGACAAGGAATTGAAGCGCTCAAAGGGTGCTGTCAAGCTCGTTATCGCTCCCGACCAGACGCGCACTTCCGTGACGCAAAAGTTCGGCAAGGCGGCTAACAGTGCGGGTTATTCGGCGCGCTATGACGACAAGGCAAACGAGACCATGAAGATTGACGGCAAGTCCGTTTCTCTCGGGGTTATCGTCGCCTATCTCATTCCGCAAATCGTGCGCACTCGCAAGTCAAAGACTCTGGTTGTGACCGCTCTGCCAAAGGCAGACGAGTCCGCCGAGCCCGTGGAAAACACGGAAGAGTCTGAGACCGTTACTCCAGAAACTGCGGAGCAGAACGCGGCGTAATTCTAGCCGTACCCCATATCTTTTAAGTCTTGAGCGGTTAAGGGTACGATTCTCTTTTTGGGTTCACCGTACCCTAACCGCTCCATATCTTCTGGTGTAAGTGGCCGTTTAGTGCGATTCTCTATACCGGATATACGGTTCCTATCTGTATAGTCGGTGTAGCAACTAGCACAAACGTAAAAACACTTTCCCTTCCACTCTCTTAGCTGATAGTGGATTCGAATACCATCGTCAAAAAATTTGTCGAAGGTCATCCAGCGGTTACACTTATTACAAAGGATGTTTTCGATTCCATCGTAGTTAGATGGGGCGATTTCAACGGCCACTTAACACTCCCTTTACCACATTTAGCGTGGTTATCACGCACTCTCTAATGTAAGTATAATGTAAGTATACCTTACATTATAGCTACTGTCTACCTCTCTTATATACTACTCTATATACACTATAAGAAGAGTACTAGAGAAGAGAAGAGACGTCAAATTGCGACTTATATCCGCCTATGTCTGGGCAGATGAATTAAACCGGGAATTTCGTTGCCCGTTTTAACCTAGATTGGTTAGGTTTGAAGTTAGGTCCGCGTCAAGAATAAATCGGACATTAACAAGTGTTAAGATTTTTAACACAGTCCCTTAACTTGAGACCGTTAACACGCTTCACACCAACCAAACTTGTAACAGGTAAGTACCTGTGACAAGATCAAGAAATCAAAAAATCCCGGCATTCACGACAAAATTCGGACGTAGAATGTTTGGACCAACAACAAAATAAAGACAGGATCGACGCACCGATCTCGTAAGGATCGACGCTATGGTGTCCAGTCGCCATGCTGACAAGAGAATCATCAAAGTCCTATACCAACGGACCCTAACAATGTTGATCTTGTTAGCTTGGTGCTGAACCGCATGTTAGATCCGCGTGAAGTTGAGATTCTAACCAGCACCAATAACAAGAAAAGTAATAAAGAAATCGCACCATAGCAACAAAAGTAAACGCAACAGGAAATAATCTAGGATTTAAAAGAAAGCTGTGAGATATCAGAAAACCTTACCGTGACTTCACGCGGTCTATGATACGCTCCACGGGAATCAACCAAGAACGGGCAAAGAAAAATTTAAAATTGCATTTGCTATGACTACCCGTCAGACTATGACTGGACTTTAGCGTACGAAGCAACGAACCCGCTGTAGGGAGCTAAAACCGGAAAACATAACAGACCAACATAAGCGCGCCGTGACCCAAAGGGGCGCATAAAACAGCATAGGCGACCGTCACTAGCCTATGCGCTTAAAAATAGGTAACACAGAAAGAAAAGGTAGCGCTAAAGGCATACATCTAGGTTCGAGTCCTAGAAGCGCACAAGGTCCATGAAACTATCGGATTCGACAACCAATAGCTTACCCGAACGGTACTAGATACCTACGGTAGACCTTTACGTCGCAGCCAAACAGTGGATAAGGCTGCAAAAACAAAAGAAAGTAACCAGAATGATAAGCCAAAGCTACAGCCAGTTTTTTCAAGACTGGTATACAGCATGCGGCGGCCGGTTTTTGGGACTCCTATTGCAAGTGGCCTTAGTGACATTTATGGCCATGCTGCAGTACGGTAAGCGGACCCAATGGGAGCCGCCCAAGACCCAAGATTACTACTGTGAAACGCTAAACAGCGAACAAATCACAGTGCTGAATGCTAATACCACAACCAAATGGCAGCTGGAAGAAAACTAAGCAACAAAGAAAGTAACACACACACACAATTAAATAGCTAGATGGGCAGTGCTGACAAGCCGTGTGAATGCGCAGCACGTAAATCTGAAGCGAACCGTAAAATAAAAGCGCTTTGGTCCTTGCCAGCACTGTCTTTCTAGCCATTCAATAAGGCTAAACAAAGTAACACAGTACAAATAAACGAAAGACACACAACAAAAGAGAGGCAGAGAAGCCACGATGGATACCAATCCTGAGACACTAGAGGATTTGGGTCTCGTCCACGCGCAAACCAATCCGCAGGATTTGCCGGTACCTGAGACTTATGTACTGGACGAGTACATGGCGGAGTACGATGCGCATTACGAGAATGACGAGCGTAACGCGAGAGCAGCGAAGATTAACGCTATGCGCGTTATTGCGGACTTCTACGAGCGCAATCCTGGCCTGCGGATTCCATACAAGCTAACCAGCGTTAGTGAACACGCATGGGACAAGGATGAACTACAGGCATGGACGAAAGCAATTCCGGGCACCAAGAGTAAGTCATCTAATGATGATTACTTCTACGTGGAAGGGTTTTTGGACCCGCCACATAACACGGTGTCTGTAAAGATTTCCAG